AGTCACATCGACGACGACAGGAGTCACATCGACGACGACAGGAGTCACATCGACGACGACAGGAGTCACATCGACGACGACAGGAGTCACATCGACGACAATAGGGATTTCTTCGACATCTATGATAGGATTTTCGTCGCCACCAATGATAAAGGGCTCCTCCACAATGGGAGCCTCTTCAACGTCAGCAACGGGTGGTATAAAGAGGTCCGTGATAGACAATTCGAACGATGCTTGTACTTTAACGTGCATTTGTACAAATAGGCGTTATTATTATTCGGCTACTTATTGAATTTTAAACGTTATTGAATTTTATTCGATTCACTTGGCCACGGGGAGATCTGAAGTGTCTTCACCGGTCGGTTAGTCGATTGGCCGATCGCTTTGTTGTCCCACAAATGGACGAGAGGAAGAGACGCGGTTGCGGCCTTTGTCTTTGCCCAAAGCTTCGCATACTCACGGTCGGACATGGACGCCAAGAATGTGTTTCGCTCATCACCAATCGCTCCTCCACCGGTTACACGAGTCTTTTGAAAGGCCCAAGGCATAGGGTGATGCAACGTCACAATGTTGGCGTCACTTTTCAACAATGTGTTCAACGCCACTCGCCGGACTTTTTGTGGAGTCCGGACCTTTTCTAGCACCGATACGGGGTCGAACAAAACGAACTCACAAGCCAAGTCGTGATATGGCGACGACGTACTTGGAGCCACATATCCATCTACATCACAGCCGTCAAATATGCTTTTCAAGAACAAGACCGCATGTGCGTCATTTGTCGTTTCTCCGAGACGCACGCCAGGTACATCAAACTCAGAGTTGGCGTTTTGTTTCTCGTATTCACAAATATTTCGTAAGCGTTCTTTGGCGCCAAGATCATGTAACAACGCATCCTTGTATCGGACCTTGTACAACTTTATTTGATCTCGCAAGCTGCACAAGCCATATGCCAACGTCAAAGTGTAACGCATGTCGTTCATGGGCGAATTGCGTAGGAGAGATTCCAAAATACACGATACGAATCGCAAGTCGAGCAATGCCAGTGGACGCGTTGACTTGTAGACACCGAGTGTGTTTCCGTAGACAGAAGATATTGACTTGGACATTGCAAAGAACGCGGGTCGGTCAGACAACTCGGGGAAGCGGTTGTTGTATCCACGGAAAAAGATGCAATCTATCGGCACTACAATGGGCGCAAACGTAGGCGAGAAGTCCGCGACGTCAAGAATGAATGATGGCATGATTGACGATAAAGTCAAATAGGCTTTAGGCCAAAAAAACTGACATAAGATTTTGAGACATTTTTGCAAAAAGGAAGCAGCATGGACGACTTGCCGGCATTATGCGTCGATCTCATTGGCCTTAAGTTGGCCGCCTTGTGTTCCAAGGACCCTGAATGGAGGATCGCACGGACCGCGGCGCGCATGGCGCGAGTGTCGCGCGAATTCCACCAGGCAATCGCATCACCTCTTTACGACGTATTAGACCCCAATTGTGTCGAAACATGGAAGAAGCACGTCGACCAAGACACACGGGAACGCGACGAAATCCTCGGCGGTCCTTTACCATCGGCGACTCTCGAGGTCGATGCAAACAGCAAGATCACCGACCTCAAGCAAGCTTGCAAGACGCTCGGGTGCGCCTCAACAGGGACCAAGGCAGTCTTGTGGGCCAACTTGCAAGAGGCGGTGGAGCTCGCGCGCAGCAAGCGCAAGGTCGCCGAAGATCTCGCATCTGAACGCGTGTGCCCAAAACCCCTCGCTTGTCCCGTACGTTCTGCAGTCCGTGCATTGGTGAAAGCACAATGCAAGGAACCCGAGGTACTCGTGACGCTCACGACATGTCGCAAAGAATTCGGCTTGAAAGACGAAGATCTAGAGAACCTAGAGGTCGAGCTCAGAAACAATCCGCGATATAGAAGCGCGGCGCCCATGCGTTTATACAACAAGTTGGACGTCCTGCGTCGTGTCATCGAGGTGCGTGGTCCCGGAGTTTGGCCATTGACATTCGGCCAAGAACTCGCGAGTCGTGAGGCGGACTTAAAAAAGTCAAAGGCACTTAAAGCCCGCTACATCAAGCGCCAAGCCGATGCGAAACAGATCGTAGAGACGGCGCACGATCTCGACGAAAATAACAGAGGTCGTGAGATCACCAAGGCGATAGACGATTACGCGTCCGGTGCAATCAACCGAGGTGAATTTGTGCAAGAGTTGACCGCTCTAGTCGCGAAACGGAATCGCCGTCGAGATCTCATCATCGCACTCGACGCACTTGGATGTGAATTGCGTTCGGATTCGCGTCTATGTGAGGCATACGTTGAGGAAGGCATCGGGTCACCCGCTGAGATCGCCACGGTCATGCGCGAGATGAAATTCTACTTTGATCACACGGACTATCAAGCCTTTCACAACGCCGCATATGAAGAGCGTCGACAAAATCGTCGATATTACGATTACGATGAGGAATACGAATCCAATAGCATGAGTACGTGGGCCAAGGAGCGAGCATTGGAACAGTGGATCAACACTACACCGAACGCGTGTGACGATCCTTTGTTACCATTGTCATTAAAGGCTCGCGTCATACAAACGATCAAAAAGTTGGTTGCGGCCACGGCTCACAAGAAAAATCAAATCAGGATTGTGCAACAGATATTGCCTAAAATTCCCGACACGTGTGTTCTCACCCTGACTAATATCGTCGACTTTGGGACTGACAAAGCGAGAGAACTATATGCATCGGGTATTTGTCCGTTTTGCAACAGCCAAAAAGGTCGTACATCGACACACGCCTCGTTGCCATATCACCTTGCCAACGCTCACGGAATCCGCAAAGAATTCTTGTGTCAATCGTCAAAAAAAGGAATATAAAAAAAATGATTTAGAAATTAAGCAATATACAATAATCATGGTGAATTCCGACAAGTCAATGTTCAAGCAGCCTATCGTCAAGGCAATGGAGATGGATGAGGTTCCTATCGTCAAGGCAGTCAAGAAGCCCGCTAAGAGGACTACAGAGACTAAAAAGAGAGTCGACAAGTCACTCTTTACTACAATCATATCGCGTCACTTGGCCGAGACTTCCGGCTCGATAAAAAAACCGTTGGATACCGACCTCAATGCCGATGTGCGCATCATCACCGACGCCCTCGACACGACGTGGTCTCCGTTCAAAGCCACGATGGCAGTGGTGATGGCCAAGGTCGCATATCCTGATTGGGATACACGAAACCATCAAAAGCAGTTGGGGGGTCTATTCAGCCTCCGGACGATCGACCACAACGTGATTTGCAACGAGCTTCACCGCCTAAAATATTACGAGACCGATGTGAGCTACGCAATGACGCGAGCATTTGAGCGCGTCGAGCGCTTCACCGAAGACTACTCTGGAATCCTACAACCCAAAGAGGCCAAAGCGCCCTTCTTGCGCATCTGTAATCGCGTGAACGAAGCGTTCGATTCCGTCGAATGTCACGCGATACTCGAGAGACTATTCGACAAGCTGAAAGAGCGCAAGGTGATACTAGATGCCATGGCAAACTTGAGCGTCACACCAAAGACCGACGCCCTCACTTTGCACGGACTCCTCAAAATGTTCGGATCCTTGTGCGAGTTGGGTGCGGGTGCGTCGGTAGTGCCCGAGCTTATCGTCCAGAGTTGTTGCGTGATATGTCGTCCTACCCTCAAGATGAAGGACCTCAAATACCACCGAACGCCCGACAACACCAGTCGTTCTCTTTGCGACATCGAGGGTTATGACACTTCAGACACGTGTGTTTTGGCGGTCGAAGTCAAGTGCAACACTACAATCACTGACGGTGTGCAGAGGACTTTTGACAAAAAGACTGAAGGTATCGCGTGTAGGTACATATTGACCACCAAATCCAACACTCGATTCCGTGTGTCTGAGGACAACATTGTGATCAGTTCGGTCGCCGACTTTTGCGCGGCGGAACTCATGCGTGTCCGTCACGAACGACCAAGCATTGTGGTCGATATGCACGCCGAAGTTCGAAAGAGCGTCGTGGCGACGTCCTGTTTGTCGGTGGGACTCAAGCAACAGTGTTTGGAGGTCTTGGACGCGTAGATTCGTACGTTCAATTGGGAGTACAAAATTTATCAAAAAAAATGATGTGGAAAGAGAATAAATCATAGTTGGATTGAGCTTGCGATAAATACAAAGAAATGTGCTATTCTTCTCAAATGTCATTTAGTTTTGCAATCGTCGGATTTGTGTCAACATTCCTATCTTTATTGAACCCTGTGCATCGAAAGTTGTTCCTCTATGTCCCTATAGGCTTTTATACGTGCATGGAGCTATTGCAAGGAGTTCAATATTCCCATGTCAATCAGTGTGGTCAATTCGCCAATTCTGTCAGCACCGAAATCGCATACATATTGGTCATCGTACAACCTCTCATGTGGAATATTTTGTACTATATTCGTGCGCCCTTGGCAGAAAAAAACTTGTTCATTGTTGGGTCTTGTATGGCTGTAATTTGGATGGTGTTCAGTATCACTGCAAGACTCATCGATGGACCACGCTCAATGACAGATACTCACTCATACGTTCCTAGTTCCGATGACTTATTGTTGGCTAATGGTTGCACGCTTCAAGCGAGCTCTTCAAATCATCTTTATTGGAAGTGGGTTTCAACCGACTTGCGTGGACTCGATGCGAATTGGCTCATGTATCTCATGATTTGGTTTACACCAGCTCTACTTGGTGCAAGCTCTCGCCGCAATGTCTCCTACACTATTTTGGCAGCTGCGATTGCGATGGGTATGACCTACAATTATGGGGCTGATATCGCCGAGTTTTCATCACTATGGTGCATGTACAGCATTCCAATGATGATGGTTGGATCGATTGAATGCTTAACAAATTTGAAAGCCAAACATTAATAACAAAAACAAGGACGCAAAAACATGCGCTTCAAATACTATCCATTTTTTTATCGACTATTTAAAATCAAAAAAATGATACGATATAAAAAGAGCCTCTCATCTCAACCATGACGGGCACTATGTGTACGATATGCTGTGAGCTTGGAACTCTCGTGAATTGTCACTTTTGCCACTTTGATGCTTGCTCAACGTGTGTCTCGAGATACATCGAGAGTCGAGTGAATGATCTGGGGTGCATGAGTTGCAGGGCCTTGTGGTCGCCAGAGAGCGTGATCGAGAAGTTCATCGACGTAGATAGACAATGGGTGAAGCACAACTTTTATGCGCACTTGGGTCGTTGCATGATGGAGCGTGAGAAGGCTTTGTTGCCCGAGACGCAAGCCGAGGCGGCCGTGATGCGCGAGGTGGCTGTTCTCAGGCACGAGTTTAATTCGTTGCCTACGATTCAACAAGCGCAACGCAAATTCCGCGGTCAAGCCGAGGAAGTCTGTGAGAAAATCAAAGAGCAAAAGAGGGAGCTTCGCAAACGCATCAACGATCTTCTCGGTGACCGAACGCCAAAGCATGGGTCCGAGACCAAGCCGAAAGTGCATTATACGGCGAGGTGTCAATACGACAATTGTCGCGGCTTTGTCGAAAGCTCGACCAACTTGTGCGGTACGTGCCGGCAACGAGTGTGTACAGATTGTCACATGCCTCGCTCGGACGTCCACACGTGTGCGAAAGAGGACTTGGACTCGGCGGCGATCATACGTGCCGAGTGTCGAAATTGTCCAAAGTGCATGGTCCCGATCTTCAAGTCCGGAGGTTGCGATCAGATGTTTTGCACGGCTTGCCACGTCGCTTTCAGTTGGACGACGGGATGCGTCGAGGTCGGTGCTGTCCACAACCCGCACTTTTACGAGTGGTTGGCCTCGACCAATGCGAGGGGAGGTGGCGAAGGAATGACAGCGAGGCAGATCGAAGACGTTGCGTGCGGGGACGTTCCGAACGTGATGATCATCTTGCAGATGGGATTATATCGATCGATGTTTCTACGGATTCACCAGATCCTCATGCACTTGCGCAATGCGGTTTTGCCCGAGTACAACTTGGATCCTGTGACGGACAACAAGGACTTGAGACTGCAGTATTTGCTCAACAACTTTGACGAGGAGACTTGGTGTATAAAGTTGGCGAATCGAGAAAAGAAGCTGATGAAACGACGCGCGATTGCGCGACTCCTCACGATGACTGACGCGATATTGGCCGACTTTGTAAGACGTGCGGTGGTTTCCATACGAGATACGCCCGAGCTCGCCAAGTTAATCAACGAATACTTGGCCTTTATTCAATATTACTCAGAGTCTCTCACCCGGATTGTTAAAGTGCATGGCGGCCGAGAACCACCCGAGTTAAAATTTCAATTCATCTTTCAATATTGATACAACACCGAAAAAATGAGCAAACTATAACCGCATTAAAAATTCTCAACAAACAGTAAATATCGAATGTGGTGTTGTTTCGGACATCAAGAGCTCGATGAGTTGTTGATGACGCAAGCACGCAGGCAAGGCAATCAAGGACCTCTTGGTCCGCCTGGCACTGTCAGCATGTCGCGTAGTGACTTAATGGATTTCGACGAGAATGTGTTTCGCGTCGGGTTTTGTAGGGGCGCAATAGAAGGTTTGCGGTTGAGGGAGCCTTGTGCGCGGACAAGCATGGAATCTGTCCGAATGTATCGGTGATTCAGCCGATCGGCGCGAAAAAATTGAAACATAAATAAAAAAGTCGAATATCCAAGCAATCACCATGGCTACTGAACTATTTCGCAAACTCGACGAGCTTGAGGCAGAAGTGAGGAAAGACGATGAAGCATATCTTAAACCTTTCGAACACTTGGCCGACGAATGCTTCACATTTGTCATGATAAATCATCCCCCTCGAATTTATCGGTGATTCGGCCATGCATAACTCAGTTTCAGAGGAGTATGAGACGGATTACATTACCGATGAGGAGTGGTCAGAGCGCGTTCACAACGACTGCTACGAGGATTGGTACTTGATACATCTTGATGGTGGACTATTTCAAAATTCAAGCCCGATTCCGAGATATGCAAAGTTGAGCGGAAGCGCGACACTGCAAGATGTGTTGACGGCGATCGAGGACATGACGATATCGCGTGGTCAACATGAGATTTGTGATCACGTGCGTTTCGAAGGGATTCGACATGTGATGGACAATGTGTGGGCGGTGCTGACAGGAAGCTAAATAAAAATCCAAAAAACAAAAAGAAGCACAAACCGTGTTTCTTTTTAAACACTAAAAAAATGATTTTCATGAAACATGTCTTGAGCAATTATAAGAAAAAGCCATCGACAAAATGTCATTCGACAACACTTCAAAGGATATCTTCATGAATCTTGCGACCGCGAATTGCGCCTTTTTCGAAAAATACTACAATGAAAACGATCTATATGCGATGAATGGGGATGGAGTCGAGATTCCTTTCGACGTTTTCAAGAATGGCAATGTCGATCATTTTACTCGAGTGACAGAGGCATATGTCGATGCCAATGATAGGCATGTCGATTTTGGTGTATCATCGTTGTTCTTGGTCCCGAGACGAATGTTCAACTCTATCGACAAAAACGACGAGACTGTCGTGACTTGTGGAATACTCACCGCGCTTCATCATTTGGGGATGAATGAAGTATTGACCGAAGAAGATATCAATTTATACGTCCATGGACATTGTACTACATGTGATGCACATGATGGATATTTGAGTGTGTTACGCAAGATCAAAATGGCATGGATCGAGGTGAACAAAGAAAATCCCAAAAAGAGAAGACGGTCATAAATGCAGGTACAAATCGATTTTGTAGGCTCAATTTTTATATTTTACGGCAATTCTTAGTATCTTTTCGTCAAGGTCATTTGAATTTAATTTGCCCAAGTGATGGGTTTAAGAGAATTGGTATCGGGGTCGTGTCCCCACCAGTACGACGACTTCCATATTGTTGTGACTCCATCTTGCTGGTATACGTATGTTGTAACAATCCGTTGTGTTCCGATGAGGAGCGTGATCTTGCCACTCTTCTCGTATTTCAAGATGACACGGACACTCCCTTCGTCGACGACCTCGACTCGGTCCCACATGGTCGGTGGTGTGCGATCAAACCACCATTCTTTGTAGATGGTCTGTCGGATGATCATGAGTTTGGTTGGCGTGATGGTGAGCTCAACCTCAACCTCGACATCGATGCCAGCCGATTTTGATAAAAGGGGTTGCCGCCTGGGTCCGAGTAGCTTGCCAACCCTCCGGCGAGCCTCCAAGAACCTAGA